CCGTGCGCAGGCCTGCTTCACAGCGCTTGACCGCGCCGACATTCGTGGCAACCCTGCCCAGCTTCGTTCGGCTGGACTGCGAGGGCATGGCCTTCTCCCGCGACCCTGACGGGATTACGCGCCGCGCGCTCATGACGTTTCGGCTTGTGGCATTTACCGTAACACCTGTGGTATGATTGCAACAGCACATCCCATAGGACGGCCAATATGGCAGCTTCAAGCGGGCGCACGGGCGTCAGAATTTCGTTGGGCGACGCCTCTTCGGCTGTTGTCATCGCTGGCGCGCGGGTGGATACGTTCACCGTCGGGAACGAGCCGATTGACATTACGAGCAAAGATAGCGCGGGCGTCCGCACGCTCTTGGCAGACTTCGGGGTGCGAACCATCGACCTCAGCGTCGAGGGCGTCATGGTCGGCGACACGTTGCTTACCGCGGCCACGGGCAACGCGGCTGCGGTGCTGGATGAATACGTGATCGACTTCGCCAGCGGCGCGACGCTCGTGGCGAATTTCTTCATCACCTCGTTTGAGGTCGGTGGAGCGCACGACGGCGAAACCACGTTCTCCGCATCGTTTCAGTCGAGCGGCCCGTTTACCTTCACGGCAGCCTGATGGGCGGCGTGTTTCGTGAAATCGTGATGGAGTGGGGCGGCGTTGATATTATTGTCACGCCGTCCAATAAGCTGCTTCGCCGCATCGAGGCGCAGGGCGTGTCGCCGATGATGGTTTTGCACTCGTTCTCCACCTCAGCGCCGAACATGAGTGGCCTTGCGTTCGTGGCTGCCGAATTGCTTAAAGCAGGCGGCGCGGCGTGCGATGAGGATGGATGTGTATTGCGCGATGATAACCAACCGAGCGCACATGGAAAGCTACGTCAAGGCGCTTGGCGAGGCTGTTAGTCCAAGCGTGGCAGACGCAAAAAATCCCGAGGCCCCGGCGGTGAAGGCGAAGCCGAAGGCAGCGGCGAAGGCGCGCCGACCGAGGGCATAAACTGGGATGCGATGTATCTCATAGCACGCGAATGGGGAATTGCACCGGATCAATTTTGGAGCATGACCTTTTCGGAGTGGCTTTGCGAATACGAATGGAAGCGGCCACGCCAAGAGGGTGACTACGCAGGCAAGCTGACCCGAGGCGCGATTGAAGAGATAAGGGCGGGCTTAGATGGTTGGGATTCCTGACATCCTCGTAAACATCGGGGCGAACATTGGGCCGCTAAGCGAGAGCCTGAAGAAAGCGGGAGTTGCGGTCGCCGCGTTCGGGGCAACGGTCGGCGCGTTTGCAATTCAAAGCGCGGCGGCGGCTGTTGAGATGCAGGACCTCGCCAACGCGGCGGGCGCGAGCTTGCGCGAGTTTCAGCGCGCCGCCGCTGGCGCTCGGTCTCTTGGCATTGAAAACGAAAAGCTGTCGGACATTTTCCGAGACGTCAACGACAAGATCGGCGATTTCACAGCGACCGCGGCGGCGAGCTTAAAGACTTCTTTGAGAAAATCGCGCCGCAGGTTGGGGTGACGGCGGATCAATTTAAGAACCTTTCAGGCCCGCAATCGTTGCAGCTATTTGTTAGCACGCTCGAAAAGGCCAACGTATCATCCAAGGAAATGACGTTCTACCTTGAGGCGATTGCTTCGGATGCGTCGCTTCTAACGCCACTCCTAAAAACAACGGCGCGGAGTTTGCGCGCCTCGGGGATCAGGTTGAGCGCTACGGCCTTGCGAGCGAGGACACGGCGGCAAGCGGGCGCGAATTTCGTGCGGCCATGGCGCAGCTTGGCAGTGCGGTCGCGGCTGTTGGCGTGGCCTTGGTGGATAGCGGAATGATTGACGCGATGGCGGCGTTTATCAAGCACGTCGCCGACTTTATCGGCCTAACCGCTGCGCCATTTGTGGCCGACCTAGCGTTTGCAATGTTCGGGGTTTCGCGCGCGGCGGATGACGTGGTGCGCGCGATGGGCGATGAAATTCGCCAGACCACGGAATTGAACAAGGCGCTGAACGGCGGCATCACCATGTCGGTTGAGGCGGCGCGTCAGAAGATAATCGAAGCGCGCTCTCGACTTGAAAACGTGCAAGCAATCATCAAGGAGCAAAAGGCGCTTGCGCTTTCCGGCGAATCTTTTGCGTCGCTAACGAAACAGATCAAGGATTCGCAAAGCGCTGAAGCCGCGCTTCGGGGCGGGCGAGACAGCGCGTCCAAGGCGCTTTCCGATTCTTATGAGGAGCAGGGGCTTCTCACCGCCGACCTACTTAATCAGCGCCAAGCGCTTCTTGACACCGACACTCGCCTTGCTGAGCAGCAATTGGTTGCGGCGGATAGCGTTAAGATATTGACCGAGGCGCTTGCGGCGCAGCGTGACGGCATGGTCACGACAGGCGGCGGCACGGGCAGTCACGCCGACCGACCCAGCGACAGGCGATGAAGACCCTGCAATCGGCGGGACGTTCTCAACCACGAACGCAAATACGAACGCAAATACGAACGCAACTAAAACGCCGGAGCAGATAGCCGAGGACATGGCGATGCGCCTTGAGGCGTTGCGCGCGGGCTGGCAGACCGAATCAGAGGCAACGGCGGAATGGTATGCCCAGAGCCAGCAAACGCTTGCAGAAGCGCTTGCAGCCGAGTTCCTGACGACCGCCGACCACAAGGCCGCGCTTCAACGCCTTGAGCAAGAACACGCCAGCCGCGTTGCGGCGATTGAGGAGCGAAAGAATCAGCAAACGCAGCGCTCGCAAAACGCTGCAATGGCATCGGTAAAGGGCGGCCTTATGGCACTGTTTGGCGAGAGCAAAGCCGTTCGCGTCGCCATGGCAATCGCGGACACCTTCGCGGGCGCGACGAGAGCGCTTGCCGAGCATCCGGCTCCATACTCCTACGCAATCGCGGCGGGAATTATCGCAACCGGCTTTGCCAACGTCAAAAGCATCATGTCGGCAAGGCCCGGCGGAGGCGGCGCGTCGGCAGGCGGTGGCGCGGGAGCAGCGGCTGGCGCTGCGGCTGCGGGCCAAGGAGCCCGACCGCACGCAAACGTTCAGCTTCAACATCCAAAACGACAGCATGGGCTTCGGCGAGTCCTTCGCTCGCCAGATGGTCGAGCAGCTTAACAACGCGCAGCGCAACGGCGGGACAATTCGCGGGGTTATCGCATGACGCTCTCCACCACAGGATACACCGTTGGCAGCAACGAGCCTCTGAACAACGCGCGGATCCTCTACAGCACCGTCACCGGCGCGGTCACGGGCAGCGGAGCGACGCCGGAGCTTGCGGCAAACGACTACACGTTCCAACGGTGGGTTCCCGGCACCGGCGCGGTTTCGTGGCTGCTGACGCTTGGCGCGGCGGCGAACATCGACACGGTGTTTATCGCGGCGCATTCCCTCAGCGGCAAGACGGTCGTGATCGCCACAAGCAGCAGCGCGACCGGGGCGTTTACAGACCGCGCAACGATCTCGCCAGCGGACAACGGCACCATTGCGGCCATGATATCGCAATCAACTGGGAACCCCCATCTCAACGCGCCGCCTGCGCATTTCGGTCGATGAGGGCGACGACGTGACGGTTGGCATTATCCGCGCGGGCGTGGCGCTGCAACTGACGCAGGCATTTTACGCGGGGCACACGCCAACATCTATCAACCGCGTCACGCAGGCCAAGCAGCAATTCAGCGAGACCGGGCAATGGCTTGGGCGGCAGCTTATGCGCCAAGCGGTGACAGGCTCCTACTCGTGGGAACATCTGCGCATCGACTGGTATCGGACCTATTTCGAGCCGTTCGCCAAGACGCTACCGCTCTATCCATTCGGCATCATCGGCAACCCCGCGCGGTTCTCGGATGATGTGGCGTGGTGCTGGACCGACAGCGACGTCGCGCCGGAGACGATGGGAGTCAACGATTATGTAAGCGTTTCGCTTGCGGTCACGGGCGTGTTCTGATGGCGTTCGCAACGCAGCCCATCCAAGTCATCGAGATCGTGCAGCCGCTTTGCAGCCGCGTGTTTGGCGCGTCTCCGTGCGATGCCGCAGGCGATAAATGCTGGAACACCGACGCAACGTGCAAATTCCGCTCGGCGCTTAACCTCACGGCATCGCTTGCGCTGCGGTTCGTTCCGATGGGCAGCTATGAATGGCGCACTGAGGCGGGCGCGTTCCAGCCTGCAACGGCTATCCCGACGCTGATGGGGTATCAGACCGCGCCGACCGTGCTGAACGTCGCAAGCGGGTCGCGCAACAAAGGCCCGCTTGGCCTGCGCGCGGTATGCAGCGTCAAGATTAAGGACTCGCCGAGCAACGACGTCGAGACCGATCCTTACGTGGCGGGCCGCAGTTATGACCCGGCAACGCAAGGTTCCTTTTGGTCAAAATGGCTTTCGCGCAATCCGTTTCATGTCGGGTATGTTTTGCGCATCTACGAGGGCAACCTTGGCGATACGCTGGCCGAAATGATTAAGCGCGAATACCTCATCGAGAAGATCGACGCAGGCCGCGACGGCGTGAGCATCACCGCAAAGGATGCGCTGCGAAAAGTCACCGACACCGGCATCACCGCGCCGCTCTTGTCGCCGGGCGCGCTTGCATCGGACATTGACGCCAGCGTGACAACGCTTGACGTGGCGGGCGCCGTTGTCGCCGACTACCCAGCGACGGGGTGGGTGCGGATCGGGTCGGAGCTTATCCAATACACGGGCCGGTCGCTGGTCGATAGCAACGTGCGGATCACCGGGCTGACCCGTGCCGCGCTCAACACCGAGTCGGCGAGCCACAGCCAGAACGGGCGCGTGCAAACGGTGGTGGCGTATGTCGCCGAGCCGTTCTCAGACATCCTCTATGACCTGCTGGTGACGCGCGGAGGCATTGATGCGGCCTACGTTGACGCGAGCGCGTGGGACGCTGAATACACGTTGTGGCGCAGCGCTTATCAATTCACGGCTTACATTACGGAGCCGACAAAGATCGACGATCTCGCCGGTGAGGTTTGCCTGCAAGCAATGGCGAACGTGTGGTGGGATGAACGCGTTCAAAAGATTATCCTCAAGGCTCAGCGCCCGGACTTCGCACCCTCGACGCTGACCGACGAGGGGGCACATCCTGGCCGGGTCGTTTGCGATCAAGGAAAAGCCGGAGGAGCGCGCCTCGCAGGTGTTTGTCTATTACGGCCTGCGCAGTCCCATCGCCAGCATCACCGACAAAGGCTCATACGAGCGGGCGCAGGTTGCCATCGACGTTGACAAGCAAGGGCAGTATGGCGGCGAGCCTGCCATCCGCGAATTGTTTTGCCGGTTCATCCAGACGGACGCTATCGCCGCATCGACCGCATCGACATATTTGCAACGGTTTAAGGACGTGCGGCGTGAGGCGACGATGGAGCTTAGCGCACCGCAGGCCGGAACCTACTGGACGGGCGACTCTGTAAATGTTGAGCATTTCCTTGACGTTAAGTTTGACGGCTCAAAGCGTGCAGGGAATTGGCTGATTACATCGGCGCATTCCAGCGCGCCCGGCAGCCGCTACGCCTACACGATGGAGGACAACGGGTCTATCGGCGTGCTATGGTTGTGGCAAGAAAGCGACATAACGCCGTTTGTTGATGCAACTGAGCAACAGAAGCAAGAGATAGGCTACTGGCTAGACGACGATGGAAATGACGGGCTAGACGTTCCGCGCCCGTTTCGGTGGCTATAATGCGCGCAGGAGATAAACCGCAATGAC